CATTAACAGGCGTTCCATTGCTGGAATTGCACGTTCCGCCACCTCACGCAGTGCCTGGTAATTAATTTCGCTCACTGGTTGCCTCCTTTGCGAAGCTCAGCGGCGAAGGCTACTGCGTGATCATGATGTTCAAGTGTGTATGCACACTCCGCAAACATCTCCACGCCCTGCGCACGAATTTCAGCCAGGAAAGCATCGGTGGCTGGGGTTTCAGTAACATCATCTTCCCATTCGCTAAACTCCTCACGACAAAAGTCATTAAATTCCTTCTCAGATTGCTTAAGCGAGGTATTTTCAGCAGCCATCTTCGCGCACTTGGCCTCAAGGTTATCAATCGTGATTCCAGCAGAACTACACTCCCGCAACGCCGTTTCTAGTTTTGATTCAAGTTCACCGAACTTACGCACAAGATATTCAGCGTTTGTTTCGTTAACCTTTAAATCACATGGGATGCATTTACCTTTCAGAAATCCATCCATCTCAATTAGTGTCATTTGTTTCATTTTTTCCCACTCCGCCACATCGCATTCAGATATTTGTTTTGATTCACTGATGGAAAAGAATTTCTCTTAAGCAATCCCTCTCTCGATGGCATTGGCTTTACTCGTTGGCGAATAATCATTTCTGCCGGAAGAATGCCGGGATTGTATGCAAGTCCTCTCATGGTAAATTCCTCAGTCATTACTGATAGCGCCATAGCGTGAGCGGTAATTACGCAGGCGCGGGTCGATATATTCAGGGAAGTGGGTATATGTGGCTTTGCGGAATGGTCGGATTGATGTCTGGTAAATTCGCTCGCGTTCTTCTTTCTCTGCAAGCCATATACAGTGGCGAAATTCCTTTTCCTCTTTCGTTTCCTGCGGTAGCGACATTATCCGATCGTAGTTTTTTCTGAATTTATCCAGCACCTCCGATACGGAATTGCCGGAACAGCGGCGCGGGTCATCCACACCATACAGAGGCACTGGCATGATTAAATCCTTATGTTGCTAATTTAGAAGGGAATTGAATCGTCGTGTTCAGGATGATTTTGATGATTGCTACTTTGTTGCTGTTGGCTGTTTCCTGAAGTTGCAAATCCAATCTTTGCATTCAGTAATTCAAGAGTGATTGATTGACCATTTTGCCCCTGATAAACATCAACCCTGATGTTTTCTCCGGTAATTTCAGCAATGCCACCTTCAACAAGAACACTACGGTAGTAATCCGCTTGCGCTCCCGGCTTGGCAAATACAACGGCGCTGTAGTTTGTCCATTCTTTCTTTTTTGTCTGGCGATCGTAATACTGAACGCCAGCACGGATGTTGAATCCGATATTTTCCCCGGCCTGAAACTCTCTTGCGGGCTTGTTTAGTCTTACAGTAATCGAATGTGCCATTAAGCAGCCGCTCCTTCTAATTCGTCTCGTCTGATGTTGTAAACGTCCTGCGCTTTGTGCTGCTCCGGTGTGCCTTCGAGCATCTTCCACGCTTTGGCGAACGCCTGTTTAAGCTCTTCTACGGTGTTTTTCTGCATTGCTGCGTCAGTGAATGCTTTTAGAACCTGTTCAGGTGTAGGTGATGGTTTTGATTGCTTTGCTGCTGCGTTCTGCTGATGTTTATGCTCGTCGGTATCTGCATCTTTCGCATCATCAATGCCGAACAAACCATTGAGGCAATACTTGCGTGCATAAGAGCTTGTAGCTCCCGTAACTTGTGCAGAATCCATTCCTTTCTTGCTTTCTTCCTCTCGTGCAAGAGCGGTTGCCGTATGACTGTTTTCGCCATCGGTAATAGTTGCCGTGGCTTTCACATAATACCGATCACCAATCAACACAACTTCATCGCTGATTGATAAAAACAGGCCATTCAGTAACGGCTTAACGCCTTCAAGAATGTCTTCGCAGCTTCTGTATTTATATTTACCGAATGAGTTGTACTGATTCTTTGGCGCATTCAGATTCTCCTGAATAGCTGCCAGTCTTGCGTAAAATTCTTTGCTCATATGATTGTTCTCAGAATGGACACGGCCCAAGGAAATAACGCTGATTTAATACTTCAGTCTTTGCCGCATTTAAAAATACGCGAACACCTTCACGATCTCCCTTCTGGCGATACATTAACGCCTGCTGCGTGTACATGCGTCTCTGTAACTTGCTTTCCTTCACTGTGGTTGCAAGTGACATGAATATCTCCTTCGTTACCGATTAATTCTTTCATCTGACGAATGAATTCTTCGTCTGACCAGTTATCTGTGAAACTCATTTCCTGCGATACCACGGAAGGTTGATAGCTGATTTCATCGCTTTATTTGCTTCAAGCCACATTTTGGAATCACCAATAAATCTGGCTATTACTGCTTTGTTTTGTGCCGCACGAAGCATCTGGTGATTAATGGCTATTTCATTGCGCATAATAAGACCTCAACTCTTTTCCATCCGTCACGTAATTTACGGGTGATTCGTTCAAGTAAAGATTCATTTAATTGGAAGGCACCCATGCGAGCGCCTCCCGCGATTGCGTAAATCATGGGTGGTTCCTTATGTTGGTTTTATTAGTAGGTTATTTTTGTTGCGAATACTTCGCCTTTTACGATGGCTGTTATGATATTTTTAGCAACATCTTCTGATGCACCAACCTTGATAAGGTCAGCAAGTATTTTGTTATTTACTTCTTTCCGGTGAGCTTTATCCTTTGCTCTACGCTCTTCTTCGTCCTTGATTCTTTTTTCTTCTGCTATTCTGGCTTGCTCTTTTGCTTCAGCCTCGCGACGGATTCGTTCAGCCTCCTCATGTGCTTTTCTGCGTTCTGCTTCAATTGCTGCCTGCTTTTCTCTTTCAGCTCGTTCTGCTGCCTCTTTTGCTTCGCGCTGTGCTCGTTGCTCGGCTTCAATGCGTTCACGCTCTGCACGTTCCGCTGCGGCCTTAGCTTCTGCTTCTCGCCTTGCTGCTGCTTCAATTTCGGCTTTTGCCTTTGCTTCGGCTTCTGCTCTGGCTTTCTCTTTAGCTTCTCTTTTTAATCGTTCTTCATGCTCTCGCTTTTCCTGCTCCGCTTTGAGTCTTGCCTCTTCTCTTTGGCGGTCAAATTCGCGATCCATCAAAATAGCTATTTCATGGTCATACTCAATTTGCTTTGCGAGAGCTTCAGCTGCTGCCTTAGCTTCTTCTTCGGCTTTAATCCGCGCCTGTTCTTCCTCATAATCAGTAAGAGGCTGGCGCGCCTTGGTTTTCAGTTCATCAAGGCGATCGCGCACTGTCTTGCGGTTAGCATCAATTAGCTTTGGAATTTCCTTCAGTTCAGCAACAAGGTCTTTGCCAAGACCATCGAGATATGTTTTCGTCTGCGCAACTTTATACGCCAGAGAAGCGATCTCCTTTCTGCCCTTTGCCGTTGTGATATCAGGCACAAAGGACATAACTTCACGTTCAACCTTTTGAAGGATTTCTTCAATCTGGTCGGCAGACTGAAATACAGTCATTGCATTTGCTTTTTCAATAACAACTAAATCTGTTACTTCACTCATATATCCTCCGTCAAAAAATTGCCCTCACATTGGAGGGCAAAGAAGATTTCCAATAATCAGAACAAGTCGGCTCCTGTTTAGTTACGAGCGACATTGCTCCGTGTATTCACTCGTTGGAATGAATACACAGTGCAGTGTTTATTCTGTTGTTTGTGCCAAAAATAAAGGCCGACTATGCGGCCTCGGAAGGAAGTCCAATCATCTTATTCAAATCTTCTACCCGTAAAGCAGGAAGTGCTGCACTTGCTTTATCTGCTTCTTTTGGTAGCAACTCTTTGCTTTCAGGCCAGACCTCAATAAGTCGCTTAACTGTTGTGACTGAGTTCAAAGCAGCCCATACATTTGATTCGATATCCTTTTTCCTGGCTTCAAGTTTTTGTTGCAATGCGCAGATTTCATCAAACCTTTTTGTTATTTTGTGTTCTGCGTCAAACATGCATTTATCTTTGTCGGGGGTAGGGAGCAATATATCTTCACCGTTGCCGTCTTTTCCGTATGAATGCCAGCCAACCCTTCTTCCAGATACAGTCAGATAAATCGAACTTGAACTGACATCGCATGAGTAAAATGAACATCCAAGCTTTTGAAGTTCCTCACTTGCAGCCATTAACTTTGATGCCAGCTGGTCCACTTCTTCGGTTTTCTTTTTCCCGCCAAACGCAATAACTCTGGCGTCAAGTGCAAGCTGGTTCTTTAACTTTGTTACTTCTTCAAGTTCAGTGAAAACCCCAGACTTAATTAAAGCGTTACGAGCGATTTCCTCTTTCATTCTCGTAGTTAAGCGGATTGATGACATATTAATTCCTCTCAAATAAGTGGTTTGCTGCCTAATTTCATTTTCTGGCGACCAACACAAGTCACACCCATTTCACTGCGTGGCTTGCGGTAGTAAATACGGTTATTTATGTCATTAAAAACCAGCGTGAGCGTGGTTATTTTTTCTTTCCAAGAGATGGAAGCCCTCCAGAATAATCTGGACCACTTGAACGATGCATTTGATACAATATTGCGTTTTTGTTGGCGTTTAGTGGCTTTGTTGCGAAAGAAATTTTTTCTCGTTTTACATCTCTTATCATCATCAACTCACGTTCTGATGCTTTTGGATGATAATCATTGATATGCTTCCATGCTGCCTTGGCGCTGAATTTTCTTCCACATAAAGGGCAATAGCATTTATATGATACTTGTTTGCTAGTCATTTCTATCTCGCCGTAATTGATTTCATTGACCTGTAACCAGCAGCATACAGTGCAACTTCAGGCAAACAAACGCTTCCGCCATTCGCATCTGTATTTGATTTACTGATGATGCCGAGTGATATTGCTTTTTCAGAAAGACTTAAACGCTTTCTCGGTTCTTCCTGAACAGCTTCCTCACTGTCTGTGCCGAAGATCGAATCGATGATGTTGCAGATGGAATCACGCTCGATAGCCAGCTTTCTGCGCCGCTCATGACGGCGAGTTTTGGCATTTCCTGCAAATGTTGATTTTCCGTACACGATTACCGTCATGATGTTTTCCTCATGTGAAATGGCTTTGGTGGTGATGCGCCAGGTGCTGATCTTCTGGTTGCTGTCGTTGCAGCTGCAATTCACATCACCGCCAAACCCATCTCGTTTGGTATCTGTTTGCGCTTTGTCAGCGCCCCATCGAAGTTAAAGAGCCTGCCAATCTGTTCCGTTTGGCTTCCAGCTTCCTGCTGATGGCTAAATAGTACGATGTGTGCTTTATTGAGTCAATACAAAATGTTCTAAATGCGGTTAGTTTTTTATAACACTTTGTATTTTATTGATTTATATTTTGGAAAAAGAAAACCCGACGCTAAGGTCGGGTTATTGTTGTGTGTTTTAGAGTGGTGAGGCTGTTAACTAAATGTCTCTTCAGGCCACTGGCTGGCGATAACTTTCCCTACTACGGAACAGCTATCATTGCATGGGATCATTGGATATTGCGGGTTTAGTGGTTGTAGGAACACCTGACCGCTATCCCTGATCAGTTTCTTGAAGGTAAACTCGTCACCACCAAGTCTGGCTATGCAGAAATCACCTGGCTCAACAGCCTGCTCAGGGTCAACGAGAATTAACATCCCGTCAGGAAAGCTTGGCTTGGATCCTGTTGGTGCGGTCATGGAATTACCTTCAACTTCAAGCCAAAACGCACAATCACTGGCTTTTTTGGTTGTGCTGACCCATCTCTCCGCATCGCCTTTGGTAAAGGTTCTAAGCTCAGGCGAGAACATCCCGGCCTGAACATGAGAAAAAACAGGGTACTCATATTGTTTTTTAACGGGGGCAGATGAGTATTCGCCAACAGGTGAAAATGTACCGTCGTGGTTGAATGAGACGTTATCAATACCAAGGTATTTAAACACCACACCAATCTCGTCAAGAGATGGATGACGAGATCCGCGCAACCAGTGACCAATTCCACCCTGCGTCATACCAAGCTCTTCAGCTAACTTCTCTTGAGTTATGCCGAGTTCTTTCATTCTGGATCTAGCCAGTTCATACCATTTCATTTTCATATCCTTATTATTACGCTCTGTACTAAAACCATCCATGCACAAGATGTATTTTTTGTTTGCATTCCAAAAGTACATGTCGTATTATTGTTTCATGGTTACTATGGAGGGCATATGAGCAACCTACGAAAATATCGAGAGTCACTGAATATCTCTCAAACAACACTTGCTAAGGCGGTTGGATGCACACAGGGAGCTATCGGACATTGGGAATCTGGTCGTCGCTTCCCAGACCTTAAAACATGCCGTGCTCTTGTTGCGTGCCTAAACAAGTTAGGCGCAAAAGTCAGTCTTGATGACGTGTTCCCACCGGAACACAAAGCCGCTTAATAAGCGGATCCGCTCTTTATCAATCTGCACCGCCGACAACGCGGTAACTAATTAATCACTCATCGAAAGATGAGTATTAGTGATTATTTACCTATGGAAATAGTAAGAAATGGAACAAACAAGTTACAGCAAACTATCACAGAGCGACGTTGATCGCGCAGAAACAGATTTACTCATCAACCTGTCAACGCTTACCCAGCGCGGTCTGGCAAAGATGATTGGCTGTCATGAATCGAAGATAAGCAGAACGGACTGGAGATTTATTGCTTCGGTCTTGTGTGCTTTTGGAATGGCATCAGACATCAGTCCAATTAGCAGGGCTTTTAAGTATGCGCTTGATGGACTCACCAATAAAAAACGCCCGGTGTGCAAGACCGAGCGTTATGAACAAATCCAGATGGAATTTTAACAACATCCAACGAGGTAATTATATGCGAAAAACGCAGGAAAATAAACGCGTTAATCACCGAAAAGATGTGCTACGTGACCAGTTTTATCAGGGGGTTAATCCAGCAATAGCTGTGCCACTGAGAGAAATACTTAACAGGTACAAAACTTCGGAGAAGTCAAAATGAGCATGAATCTTATGGCTAAGGCCATGAATATAAAGGTTGGCAACCCACTGAGAAAACTGGTTCTGATTAAACTTGCCGATAACGCCAATGATAATGGCGAATGCTGGCCTTCATATCAACATGTCGCTGACCAGTGTGAGGTGAGCAGATCGACAGTAAAAAGTCACATTAGGGCACTGGAAGAGATGGGGCTTTTGAAAAGGGAATTCAGAAGAAAAGGAGAGCTTAACCAGTCAAACGTTTTTTATCTGACGCTGGATAATGCACAACAAATCCAACCAGAATCAGGTGGGGCAGGAGCTGCCCTAGGGGGTGGGGCAGGAGCTGCCCTAGGGGGTGGGGCAGGAGCTGCCCCCAGAACCTATCACTCTTTTGAACCAGTCAATAAACCTAAAAACATTATGTTCGAACATGTCCGAACGGAGTGTGAAAAAACTCCTGACCGTCACGAAGAAACCGACAAGGCATTCGAGGAAATATTCTGGTGTGCAGGCATGCGGAAAGCCGGGAAGAAAAACGCAGCTTCAGCATTCAGAACACAGTTCAGGGAATGGCGTAAAACTACCAGGGGTACGGCAAGCGAGTTTGCCACGATGCTGGCAGAAGACATCGCATGCAGGAATGGTAAGCAGTTCGGATTCGACAGGTTGTTACCATCGAGCTACCTGAACGGTCAGCGCTGGAACGACGAGAAGCCAGAAACCATTCAACCACAATCCAAACCATCATCCGCAATCACCGTATCGAAAACTGGCTACGTGTTTTTCGACAGGTGAACCATGAAATCAAAAATAAATCGCTACTGGTCGCTGGTTATAACCACGGCTGGTTAAGTATTTCGTTTGTCGATTTCTGGTTTAAAAATCTCAATCTGAGGGAATCATGACACCAAGTGAACTTAGCGACCTGCTTTGGGCGCAGGTTGACAGGGTGGCTCCGCACCTGTTGCCAAACGGCAAGAAAGAGGGGCATGAGTGGGTTGCCGGTAACGTCAACGGTGACAAGGGAAACAGCCTTAAGGTCAACCTTAGCGGCAAGAAAAAATGGGCTGATTTCGCTGAGGGAGACGGCGGTGACATGCTTGATTTGTGGATGGCATGTCGTGGAATTAACCTGCATCAGGCTATGCAGGAAGCGAAAGCCTTTCTCGGTATCAAGGATGACGATCACCATTTCGATGCCAAACGTGAGAAAAAATTCTCCAGACCTGATCGCAAGAAAATCGCCCGCTACGTTACCAGAACAGAATCCCATCTTGAGTACCTGCAATCGCGTGGCATATCGCCAGAAATCGTAAAGCGCTACGAGGTTGTCAGCGGCAAGGTGTGGAATGGAGAGCTGGAACTGGATGCTCTGGTGATTCCGTACAAACGCGATGGTGAGTTGTTGCAGGTCAAGCGAATCAGCACTGAGCGCCCGGACGGGAAGAAAGTCATTATGGCAGAAGGTGATTGCGAACCTTGTCTGTTCGGATGGCACGCTCTGGACGCTGGCGTGAGGGCGGTTGTACTTTGCGAAGGCGAAATTGATTGTATGAGCTATGCGCAATACGGCATCTCGGCGTTATCCGTGCCGTTTGGTGGCGGGAAAGGCGCTAAGCAGCAGTGGATTGAGTTTGAGTATCACAATCTCGACAGGTTTGAGGAAATATTCATCTCGATGGACGTTGATGATGTTGGTCGTGAAGCCGCAAGGGAAATCGCAAGCCGACTCGGTGAACATCGTTGCCGTCTTGTTACTCTGCCGTACAAAGACATCAACGAATGCCTGATGAACGGTGTTACCGAGGATGAAATCTGGCAGTACATCGGCACGGCATCCTACTTCGATCCTGAAGAACTCTACAGCGCGCGAGAGTTTTACCAGGACACTATCAACGCTTTCTACGGCAAGCAGCAGTATCTGTTTAATCCACCGTGGGAATCTCTGGCAGATAAATTCCAGTTCCGTGAGGCCGAGTTGACGCTGGTCAATGGTGTGAACGGTCACGGAAAAACGGAGGTTGTCGGGCATATGGCACTTGAGGCAATGCGTCAGGGTGTGAAGACGTGCATCGCGTCACTTGAGCTGAAGCCTGGTATTCTCCTTAAGCGCCTTACCCGTCAGGCGACGTGCTGCAAGATGCCGCCAGTGCTGGAAATTGACTCTGCATTTAAATTTTATGACGAAAGACTTTGGGTGTTTGGTCTGACCGGAACGGCGAAAGCCGACAGGCTGATCGAAATATTCGACTACGCTCGCCGCCGATACGGGATCCAGTTATTCATCATCGACAGCCTGATGAAATGCGGCATAGGTGACGATGACTATAACGGGCAGAAAGCATTTGTTGACTCGATTTGTGACTTCAAAAACAAAACAAACTCCCACGTCATTCTCGTTACTCACTCCAGAAAAGGAGACAGCGAAGAAAAACCAACCGGGAAAATGGACGTAAAAGGCTCTGGAGCGATAACAGACCTGACAGACAACCTTTTCATCATCTGGCGTAACAAGGCTCGCGAGAGAGCGTTACAAAGAGTTCAGAGTGGTGAAAAGATGTCAGAGAAGGACGAACAGCTACTGGCGTCTCCTGCATCTGTTTTGATGCTTGAAAAACAACGTAACGGCGAAGGTTGGGAAGGTGGTGTCCCGTTGTTCCTTGACGAGCAATCGCACCAGTTCCTGCAACTTGAATCAGGATCGCCATATAGCTACATCGCCAATATGCCGAAATCGGAATATAACGAGGCGTGGCGACAGGAAAACGTGACGGAGTATTAAATGACCATCTACATCACTGAGCTAATAACAGGGGCTATTTATACAGTAGCCCTTTTTTATTGGATTAAGAACGAGGGGGATCCTGATGGACACCGTTAACGGAATGTGTTCAGACGCACCGCGTGCCAAAAAATGTAAATGCGGAAAATCACCGACAATATTCGACATGGAGAACGGGTGCCAAATCTACTGCGCTAACCACGCCGCTGTGGCGGCCGCGAATTATAGCAGTGCGGTAACGGAGTGGAATAACCTGAAATCTGTTAGAGAGGGAAGTCATGAAAAAACTAACCTTTGAAATTCGATCTCCAGCACATCAGCAAAACGCTATTCACGCAGTACAGCAAATCCTTCCAGACCCAACCAAACCAATCGTAGTAACCATTCAGGAACGCAACCGCAGCTTAGACCAAAACAGGAAGCTATGGGCCTGCTTAGGTGACGTCTCTCGTCAGGTTGAATGGCATGGTCGCTGGCTGGATGCAGAAAGCTGGAAGTGTGTGTTTACCGCAGCATTAAAGCAGCAGGATGTTGTTCCTAACCTTGCCGGGAATGGCTTTGTGGTAATAGGCCAGCCAACCAGCAGGATGCGTGTAAGCGAATTTGCGGAGCTATTAGAGCTTATACAGGCATTCGGTACAGAGCGTGGCGTTAAGTGGTCAGACGAATCGAGACTGGCTCTGGAGTGGAAAGCGAGATGGGGAGATCGGGCTGCATGACTATCAAATCAAATACGCCAGCACACGACAAGGACTGCTGGCAAACGCCGCTTTGGCTTTTTGATGCACTGGATATTGAGTTTGGATTCTGGCTGGATTCGGCAGCGAGCGACAAAAATGCTCTGTGCGCTCACTGGCTAACTGAGGCCGACGACGCGCTCAATTCTGAGTGGGTAAGCCACGGTGCAATCTGGAATAACCCACCGTACAGCAATATCAGGCCGTGGGTGGAAAAAGCCGCTGAGCAGTGCATACAACAGCGACAGACGGTAGTTATGCTTGTGCCAGAGGATATGTCAGTCGGATGGTTCAGCAAGGCTCTGGAGAGTGTCGACGAAGTTCGTATTATCACTGATGGACGGATTAATTTTATCGAGCCATCGACAGGGCTGGAGAAGAAGGGGAACAGCAAAGGTTCCATGCTGCTGATTTGGCGACCGTTCATCAGTCCTCGACGGATGTTTACTACCGTATCCAAAGCGGCATTGATGGCGATCGGGCAGGGCGTCAGGAAGGCGGCATGAGACGACAGCGACGAAGTATCACCGACATCATCTGCGAAAACTGCAAATACCTTCCAACGAAACGCTCCAGAAATAAACGCAAGCCAATCCCAAAAGAATCTGACGTAAAAACCTTCAATTACACGGCTCACCTGTGGGATATCCGGTGGCTTAGAGAACGTGCGAGGAAAACAAGGTGATTGACCCAAATCGAAGTTACGAACAAGAAAGCGTCGAGCGAGCTTTAACGTGCGCTAACTGCGGTCAGAAGCTGCATGTGCTGGAAGTTCACGTGTGTGAGCACTGCTGCGCAGAACTGATGAGCGATCCGAATAGCTCAATGTACGAGGAAGAAGACGATGAGTGATTACCTGAAATGGTATCTCTGCCACCGCTGGTTAATTAAGTTTGCTGTAAAAGACTGGATGACAGCGGATGCCAACAAGCTTAAGCAAAGAAAAGACTATTACTACGCCAGAATGAAGGAAAACTACTGCTCAATTCGCACTCGCATATTTATTAAAAAAGACCTTCAGTCAATTCTTCAATTGCGAGGGAAGGTAAATGGCTAACCTACGCAAAGAAGCGCGCGGCAGAGAATGCCAGGTACGTATTTACGGCGTATGCAATGGCAATCCTGAAACTACAGTTCTGGCACATTACCGGATGGCTGGAATTTGCGGAACTGGAATGAAACCTGACGACCTGATCGGTGCATGGGCTTGTAGTGACTGCCACGCGGAGATCGACCGACGCACAAGGATTCTCGACAACAAAGACGCCAGACTTTACCACCTCGAAGGCGTGATCAGGACGCAGGCGGTATTGCTGAAGGAGGGGAAGATTAAGCCATGAACGAATATCAGTTTGTGCTTCCATACCCGCCGTCGGTGAATACCTACTGGCGAAGACGGGGAAGCCAATACTACATCAGCGATAAAGGCCAGAAATACCGAAAAGACGTTCAGCAAATCATCCGCCAACTTAAGTTAGACATTTTCACCAAATCACGACTCCGCATCAAAGTCATCGCAGACGTTCCAGACTCCCGCCGCCGCGACCTCGATAACATCCTGAAAGGTTTACTCGACTCCCTTATCCACGCCGGATTTGCGGAAGACGACGAGCAACTCGATGACATTCGCGTAATTCGTGGTGTGAAAGTACCAGGCGGAAGGCTTGGAATAAAAATCACCGAACTGGAGAACGCATGAACGCCACAATTCAAACGATACCAGAGCTTCTTATCCAGACACGAGGCAATCAGACCGAAGTGGCGAGGATGCTTTCCTGTGCAAGAGGAACAGTGCTCAAGTACAACCGAGACAGCAAAGGCGAGCGTCACGTAATAGTTAACGGCGTCCTGATGGTCAAACAGGGCAAGAGGGGAAGACGATGAGACTCGAAAGCGTAGCTAAATTTCATTCGCCAAAAAGCCCGATGATGAGCGACTCACCACGGGCTACGGCTTCTGACTCTCTTTCCGGTACTGATGTGATGGCTGCTATGGGGATGGCGCAATCACAAGCCGGATTCGGAATGGCTGCATTCTGCGGTAAGCATGAACTCAGCCAGAACGACAAACAAAAGGCTATCAACTATCTGATGCAATTTGCACACAAGGTATCGGGGAAATACCGTGGTGTGGCAAAGCTTGAAGGAAATACTAAGGCAAAGGTACTGCAAGTGCTCGCAACATTCGCTTATGCGGATTATTGCCGTAGTGCCGCGACGCCGGGCGCAAGATGCAGAGATTGCCACGGTACAGGTCGGGCGGTTGATATTGCCAAAACAGAGCAGTGGGGGAGAGTTGTTGAGAAAGAGTGCGGAAGATGCAAAGGTGTCGGCTATTCAAGAATGCCAGCAAGCGCCGCATATCGCGCTGTAACGATGCTAATCCCAAACCTTACTCAACCCACCTGGTCACGCACTGTTAAGCCTCTGTATGACGCTCTGGTGGTGCAATGCCACAAAGAAGAGTCAATCGCAGACAACATTTTGAATGCGGTCACACGTTAGCAGCATGATTGCCACGGATGGCAACATATTAACGGCATGATATTGACTTATTGAATAAAATTGGGTAAATTTGACTCAAGAATGGCAGATTTATATCCGTTCACATTCTTTCAGTTTTTACCCACCTCATCTTTAAGTTCTAAGCGCACTGACATGCGCATCATAAACTCGAGAGCACATAGGAATAGAGCCTGAGAAATATCGCTTTTGGCGACTTCTCTCGTGGTGATATTTCTATGTCAGCAGGCTCTAATATCTATGTGGTTCGCCTATGTTAAAACGTGAAGATGCATTGAGACTTTTTAATTACAATCCAGATACTGGAATTCTTACATGGAAGAATCCACCTCGGTCTTCTAGATTTATCTATGGCGCTGTTGCTGGCTATAAACAAATGGATATCTGCAGGTAAAACTTTATGGAATGCGGCTATATGTCCATAGAATTGCATGGCTGATGGTTTACAATGATTGGCCAACCGATGTGATTGACTATATTAATGGTGATAGGTCTGATAACCGGATAGCCAATCTTCGTGTTGTTACTAACACTCAAAACTCATGGAACAGCAAGATGAGGAAAAACAATTCATCTGGTGTGAAGGGGGTGACTTTTAATTCTGCTGCAAACAAGTGGGTTGGAAGAATTAGGGTCAATGGTAAAAGGATTCATGTAGGGTGTTTTGACGATATCGAGGAGGCGAGAAAGGCAATGGAAAATGCCAGGATAAAATATCATGGTGAATTCTCCAGTATGGGATAGATGGGTTAATTCGCTCGTTGTGGTAGTGAGATGAAAAGAGGCGGCGCTTACTACCGATTCCGCCTAGTTGGTCACTTCGACGTATCGTCTGGAACTCCAACCATCGCAGGCTGAGAGGTCTGTAAAATGCAATCCCGAAACAGTTCGCAGGTAATAGTTAGAGCCTGCATAACGGTTTCGGGATTTTTTATTTGGGTCAGTCGTATAAAGGTCATTACGGAAGGCTGTTAACCTTCTTATCGTGGTTCGAGTCCACGCTGTCCCGCCAAATATGCTGGTTTAGCTCCAATGGTAGAGCAGTCGCCTTGTAAGCGAATGGGTAGCGGTTCAAGTCCGTTAACCAGCACCATAACTGAGCCGTAGCCACTGGCTATCCTGAACTCATCAGTGATAGTTACGCTGCGGCCTTCTACACATGATCTTCGTGAAAGCGGGTGGCAGGAGGCTGCGCTAACAACCTCCTGCCGTTTTGCCCGTGCATATCGGTCACGAACAAATCTGATTACTAAACACAGTAGCCTGGATTTGTTCTATCAGTAATCGACCTTATTCCTAATTAAATAGAGCAAATCCCCTTATTGGGGGTAAGACATGAATATGCCAGAAAAACATGACCTGTTAGCCGCCATTCTCGCGGCAAAGGAACAAGGCATCGGGGCAATCCTTGCGTTTGCAATGGCGTACCTTCGCGGCAGGTATAATGGCGGTGCGTTTACAAAAACAGTAATCGACGCAACGATGTGCGCCATTATCGCCTGGTTCATTCGTGACCTTCTCGACTTCGCCGGACTAAGTAGCAATCTTGCTTATATAACGAGCGTGTTTATCGGCTACATCGGTACTGACTCGATTGGTTCGCTTATCAAACGCTTCGCTGCTAAAAAAGCCGGAGTAGAAGATGGTGGAAATCAATAATCAACGTAAGGCGTTCCTCGATATGCTGGCGTGGTCAGAGGGAACTGATAACGGACGTCAGAAAACCAGAAATCATGGTTATGACGTCATTGTTGGCGGAGAGCTATTCACTGATTACTCCGATCACCCTCGCAAACTTGTCACGCTAAACCCAAAACTCAAATCAACAGCCGCCGGACGTTACCAGCTTCTTTCCCGTTGGTGGGATGCCTATCGTAAGCAGCTTGGCCTGAAAGACTTCTCTCCGAAAAGCCAGGACGCTGTGGCATTGCAGCAGATTAAAGAACGTGGCGCTTTACCGATGATTGATCGTGGTGATATTCGTCAGGCTATCGACCGTTGCAGCAATATATGGGCTTCACTTCCGGGCGCTGGTTATGGTCAGTTCGAGCATAAGGCTGACAGTCTGATTGCAAAATTCAAAGAAGCAGGCGGAACGGTCAGAGAGATTGAGGTATGAGCAGAGTAACCGCGATTATTTCCGCTCTGGTTATCTGCATCATCGTCTGCCTGTCATGGGCTGTTAATCATTACCGTGATAACGCCATCGCCTACAAAGCCCAGCGCGACAAAGCCACATCCATCATCGCTGACATGCAGAAGCGTCAACGTGACGTAGCAGAACTCGACGCCAGATACACAAAGGAGCTTGCTGATGCTAACGCGACTATCGAAAGTCTCCGTGCTGATGTTTCTTCTGGTCGTAAGCGCCTGCAAGTCGCCGCCACCTGTGCAAAGTCAACGACCGGAGCCAGCGGCATGGGCAATGGAGAAACCCCAGGACTTACAGCAGATGCTGAACTCAATTATTACCGTCTCCGAAGTGGAATCGACAAGATAACCGCGCAGGTTAACTACCTGCAGGAGTACATCAGGACGCAATGCCTGAAATAATTTTTTTGCAAATCACAAAGTCAATTTAATGAGCCTCGCGATGCGGGGCTTTTTTATGTCCGCAGTAAACGCGCATCTCACGCGCATATTAACGAGAGCCTTTCAGTAAGCGAGCCTGAGAAATGCCGTTATAGGTGGCGACCTCTCTCGGGCGGCTTTTCTGTGAGACAGGCTCACTTTCTAAAAGGTAAAGACGCTATGAATAATCATTCAGTTATTCCAGCCTTCGACTTCCGAGAAATGGTGCAAGCCAAAAACGGAGAGGTCGTTACCACATCCAGAAAAATTGCCAAGTACTTCGGCAAGCGACACGGTGATGTTCTCAGGAAAATCGAGCAGGTTAAGGCTGATTGCTCGCGTGAGTTTAGCCAACGCAATTTTGCGTCGGCTGATTATATCGATGAGCAGGGCAAGGTTCGCCCGATGTACAGCCTGACGAAAGATGGCTGGATCATGGTTGTGATGGGGTTCACCGGGAAAGCTGCTGCGGCAATCAAGGAGAGCTATATCGCAGCATTCAACTGGATGGCAGAGCAACTGAGCCGCCGCATGGCAATTGGCGAAGAAATGCAGCACCGCTACGCCATCAAAGAAACACGCTCAAAGCTGAAAGGTACGATCGGCAGTCGGTTAATGAACGAACGGAAGAAAGAGAAGCGTGTCCTGGCTGTCGAGCATGAATACATTTTGCAGGTGACACAGCCTGAACTGCTGATTAATTGAAGATGTCATTACAAAGCCTATCTACGGGTGGGCTTGATAATGGCTTATACCCTACACGGGATAACTTAACTGATATCCCTTTTAACGGATAAACGGAGCCAACAATGGCAGAGATTATTCCCATGACTGAAGAACAGAAATTCCAGTTAGAGATTTACAAACTGGTCATGAACCAGAACGCAGCCGCAGAAGAAGCATTTCAGTTCATTGGTACTGACGAGTTGAAGCTTGAGCTATTCAAAATTCACTTCCAGTCAGGCGGCGCTAATTCAGATATCACGATCCGCACATTTGAAGCGGTGCGTAAATCGAAGGAAGCGTTAGACCTGTTCACCACCGGAGCATAAACATGGCAACTCAAGGTTTCGACAACCCATCCAAATTCCGCGATGAATGGGATAAGCAAGCAGAAGGGAAATAATCAATATGGCGACTGAGAAAAAGAAAGGTGGTCGCCCCTCTGATTATATGCCGGAGGTGGCTAATGACATTTGCGCATTGCTTTCCTCCGGTGAGAGTCTGCGCAAAGTTTGCGAACGCCCAGGAATGCCGAGCAAAACATCAGTTTTTCGCTGGCTGGCTGAACATCAGGAGTTTCGTGACCAGTACGCGAAGGCAACAGAGACTCGGGCCGACTCTATTTTCGAAGAGATATTCGAAATTGCTGACGACGTAATCCCTGATGCCGCTGAGGTGGCAAAGGCAAGACTTCGCGTTGATACCCGCAAATGGGCGCTGGCCAGAATGAATCCCCGTAAGTATGGCGACAAGGTAACTAACGAGCTTGTCGGTAAGGACGGCGGCGCAATTCAGATTGAAACATCACCGATGAGCACTCTATTCGGAAAATGACCTCGATTAATCCTATCTTTGAACCGTTCATTGAGGCGCATCGCTACAAAGTCGCCAAAGGCGGTCGAGGTAGCGGTAAGTCATGGGCAATTGCGAGGCTGCTTGTTGAAGCGGCGCGTCGTCAGCCTGTGCGTATTCTCTGCGCTCGTGAACTGCAAAACAGTATCAGCGATTCGGTAATCCGGTTGCTTGAAGATACCATCGAGCGTGAAGGGTATTCGGCTGAGTTTGAAATTCAGCGTTCAATGATTCGTCATCTCGGAACGAATGCTGAGTTCATGTTCTACGGCATCAAAAACAACCCGACGAAGATTAAATCGCTCGAAGGCATTGATATATGCTGGGTGGAAGAAGCGGAAGCGGTAACGAAGGAATCATGGGATATCCTGATTCCAACCATCCGTAAGCCGTTCTCTGAAATATGGGTGAGCTTTAACCCGAAGAACATCCTCGACGATACCTATCAGCGATTCGTCGTAAATCCTCCCGATGATATTTGCCTGCTGACGGTGAACTACACCGACAACCCGCACTTTCCTGAAGTTCTCCGTCTGGAGATGGAAGAGTGCAAACGCAGAAATCCGACACTGTATCGTCACATCTGGCTTGGTGAGCCGGTAAGCGCAAGTGATATGGCAATCATCAAACGAGAATGGCTTGAAGCTGCAACCGATGCGCACAAGAAACTCGGATGGAAAGCGAAAGGCGCTGTTGTCTCTGCGCATGACCCATCAGATACAGGGCCAGATGCTAAAGGTTATGCATCGCGTCATGGTTCGGTAGTTAAGCGCATTGCCGAAGGTCTGCTGATGGACATCAACGAGGGTGCTGACTGGGCTACTTCGCTGGCGATTGAAGACGGCGCTGACCATTACCTGTGGGATGGTGATGGTGTTGGTGCAGGTCTACGCAGACAGACAACGGAAGCGTTCTCCGGTAAGAAAATCACCGCCACGATGTTCAAGGGCAGCGAATCGCCATTCGATGAAGATGCACCATATCAGGCCGGAGCATGGGCTGATGAAGTCGTGCAGGGCGACAACGTTCGCACTATTGGCGATGTGTTCCGCAATAAGCGAGCACAATTCTATTACGCGCTGGCTGACAGGCTGTATCTGACATATCGGGCGGTTGTTCACGGTGAGTATGCAGACCCAGACGACATGCTGAGTTTCGACAAAGAAGCGATAGGCGAGAAGATGCTGGAGAAGCTGTTTGCAGAACTGACGCAGATTCAGCGCAAATTCAATAACAACGGGAAGCTGGAGCTTATGACTAAGGTCGAAATGAAGCAGAAGCTCGGTATTCCATCTCCTAACCTGGCTGATGCGTTGATGATGTGTATGCATTGTCCGGAGTCGGCTGCGCAACCCGACTATTCCAGTTACTCAATTCCTTGTGGTGTAGGTTGATATGGCAGAAAAAAAGATGACTGACTGGCATCGCAAGGTGCTGTGCAACTTTGATAATGCCTGGTCAGCAACGCAGGATATGCGTGAGCAGATTATTGAGGCTCAACGTTTCGTCCGGGTGTCCGGCGCACAGTGGGAAGGCAGCACAAACGCTGGTTACTCATTTGATGAAGGCAGGTTTGAGCATTACCCGCGCTTTGAACTGAATAAGATTGCCCGTGAATGTGATCGCATCATTGGCGAGTATCGACAGAATCGCATCAGCGTTAAATTCAGGCCGAAGGATGACAAGGCATCGGAAGCGTTAGCCGAAAAGATGAACGGCAAATTCCGCGCTGATTATCAGGAAACATCCGGTGGCGAAGCGTGTGATAACGCATTTGATGATGCTGTAACGGGCGGATTCGGTTGTTTCCGCATGTGTGCTGATTACGAAGATGAAATGGATCCGAGTAACGAGCAGCGACGCATCAGCCTTCTTCCTGTTTACGACCCGGCGACATGCGTCTTCTTCGATCAGGACAGCAAGCAATATGACCGCTCTGATGCTATGTGGGCTATGGAAATGTTCTCCATGACGCCTAAAGCGTTCGAGGCTGAATACCCTGATTCCATCGCGGCAAGCCTTTCTCGTGATGACACTGGTACTCAGTATGACTGGTCAACGCCTGACGCCATCTATGTTGGACGCTACTACGAAGTCCGCATAGAGAAGGTGAAGCTCACAGCATGGCGTAACCCTGTCAGCGGAGAAACGGCAATCTATGATGAAGAGCAAATCAAAGATATTGTCGACGAGCTGACCGATGGTGCATTCGAACTGATTGGCGAGCGAACGGTGAAGAAACGCCGAGTTTATTGCGGTCTTCTGTCTGGCGCTGAATGGCTGGAAGAACCGAAGCGTATTCCGGGCGAACATATTCCTCTCATCCCGGTATATGGGCGTCGTTCATTTGTTGATAATCAGGAGCGAATCGAAGGCCACGCAGCAAAAGCGATGGATGCACAGCGTCTTGAGAACCTGATGGTTTCCATGATTGCAGATAACGCCACTCAGGCTGGCGGTGATGGCATTCCTATCGTGGATGTTGATTTCATTCCCGGCCCATTAATGAACCACTGGGCAGAGAGGAATAAGAAAAGACCTGCAGTTCTTCCTATGACCAGCAAGAAGGACAAAAACGGAACGGTCATTTCAGAGGCTCAGGTTGCTGGCTGGACACCTCCGACACAAATGCCTCCAGCTCTTGCAGGGCTATTGCAGTACACCGGAACGGCTATTCAGCAAATTACAGGTGCGTCGCAGCTTGAGAACATGCCGAGCAACGTCGCTACCGATACCGTTGATAGCATCTTTAACCGGATGGACACGCAGTCCTATATCTACATGGACAACATGGCTAAATCCATGCGCCGTGCTGGCGTCGTGTGGCTTTCTATGGCTCGTGAAGTCTATGGCAGCGATACGCCAATGCGCATCGTTAATGAGGATGACAGCGATGACGTGGCGCTGATGACTGGTGAAGTGGTTGACCGTCAGACAGGGCAGGTTATCGCGCTTAACGACCTTTCGCAGGGTAACTATGAAGTGACTGTCGATGTCGGTCAGTCGTTCGCTACTCGCCGTGATGCAACGGTTAAGTCGTTACTTTCCATGCTGGCACTTATCCCGCCAGGAACGCCGAAGCATGACCTTGTATCGTCGATGATTCTCGACAATATGGACGGCGAAGGGATGGACGACCTGAAAGAATACAACCGCAATCAGTTGCTTCTGTCTGGCGTTATCAAGCCGAGAACGCCTGAAGAACAGCAAATGGTTGAGCAGGCGAAACAACAACAGGCCAGTCAGCCAGATCCGGCTATGGTTGCAGCGCAAGGTCAGCTTCTGGCTGGTCAGGCTGAATTGCAGAAAGCGCAGAACGAACAGGCAGCCATTCAGGTTAAAGCATTCCAGGCACAGACTGATGCTCAGGTTGCAGCGGCAAATGTTGTGAAAATCCTCGCATCTGCCGATAGCCAGCAGAAATCTGATATCCGCGAGGCTCTGAAACTGCTCGGACAGTTCCAGCAACAGCAAGGAGACAATGCCCGTGCTGATGCAGAGCTTGTCCTGAAAAGTCAGGCACAGGGCCATGCGCAGCGCATGGACATCAGCAGCATCCTGCAAAAATCAACTCAGCAACAACCACAGCAGTAATTAACCCATAACGTGCAATGGCTGTCTTTATGAGGCCTGGCACCCTATTGCCTTCCGATGGGCTGAACATCGAGTAAACAGGGGTAACAAATGGACCAGATGGCAGAAAACACACCAGAAGTTGAAATCGAAACCGACGCGTCAGAGCAGATTCCTGATGATGTCGAACTGGCTGAAGAAGTCGAAACAGCAGATGGCAGTGAGTCCTCAGGAAATGATGCAGAGGAAGCTACTGACACTGATGACGACGAATCAGAACAGGAATTCTACTTTGGTGACGAAAAGCTGGATTCGCCAACCAGCGAAGATGGCGCAGAGCATGGACTGGTAAAACACCTGCGCAAGACGATTAAAGAGAAAGACCGTGAGCTGAAAGAGCTGATGCGTCAGTCTCAGAAACCCGTCGAGCAGCAGCCGGTAATCACTCAACCACCGCGAATGCCAAAACTGGATGATGAGGACATCGGTTTCGATGAAGAAATCTATCAGCAACGCATGGCTAAGTGGGCAGAGGATAACGGCAAATACCAGGAGCAAGTACGAGAGCGGAAACGAGAGGAAGAGGCGCGTACCGCAACGCTTCAGCAGAAAGCAGCCAATTACATGCATAGAGTAAAAGCACTGAAAGTGGCTGGTTACCAGGATGCAGAGCAGGCTGTACGCGAAGATGTTCCTGTTCACATTCAGGACATGATCCTTCTTGAGTCAGAGAAGCCGGAAATCGTTGTTCTGGCACTCGGTCGCAACGCTGAACTGCGCAAGCAACTGGCAGAAGCTACCAACTCCGTAGCAATTGGTCGTCTGCTGGAACGTATCGAATCGAAGGCCAGAATCATGCCAAAAGCAAAAACCACGGCAGCCACAACCCCGACAGTTAAGGGGAGCAACGGCGCAGTAATCAATAACCTCGACAAATTGAAAGCCAAGGCGCTGGAAACTGGTGACTGGACGCCGTATTTCGCCGCTAAAAAGGCAAAAAAATAACCTATCGGAGCATTAAGCATGGCTAACCAATTAGCAAAAGACCTTGAAATCATGTTCGAAAACTACGTTGAAGGCTTTGAGGCCGCCTGCGTAGTTTCCCGTAACGCTAAAAAATTCCGTCCCGGTGATACAGCAATGCAGCGAGCAGGTGATGTTCTGTATCGTCCGCAGCATTACCACATGAATATTGAGGAAGGCCTCGACCTCAGCAGCAAAACGCCAACAGCACTGGTTCAGCGCCTTGTTCCTTCTGTGTTCAAGGAGCCGAAAAACATTCTGTACACTCTGGATGCGCGTGAAATGCGTGACCCGGAACATAAAACTGAAGCTGGTCGCGCCGCAGGTATGCGCCTTGCTGCACAGATTGACTCTGACCTGATTTCCATGGTCACGCAGCGTGCTACTAACGTGATCACAATGGCTGACTCAACCACTGGTTCACAGGGCCGTGATTTGTGGAACTGTGCGGCAGGTATTGATGCCACCATGACGGCGATTGGTGTACCACAGGGTATCAACCGCCGCTCTTTCTGGAACCCCTTCAACTACAAAGACCTTGCTGGCGAGCTTGGTCACCGTGCCTATGCTCAGGGCGCAACCCTGACAGCATACGAAAAAGCGCAGATCCCTCCGGTTGCGTCCTTCGATAGCTACAAGACCGATATTTCTGGTCGTGTTCCGAAGGGTACAGCAACTTCCCTGACGCTGGCGGCTGAACCTGCGCACAAGGTTGAAGCGAAAGATGCCAACGATATGCCAGTGGATAACCGACAGGGGACTATTACGGTATCTGCATCTGGGTTGCAGGTTGGTGATGCGTTCACCATTGCTGGCGTGAATTCTGTACACCAGATCACCAAAGACACCACCGGGCAGCCGCAGGTATTCCGCGTTCTGGCAGTAAGCGGAACGACAGTGACTATCTCCCCGAAAATTCTGCCGCCTGACAACGCAGATGTCGCCAGCCGTCCATATGCAAACGTTGATGCTAACGCGGCAAATGGTGCAGCAATCACCATTCTCAACAAAAATGCCGCACCGGCTAACCTGTTCTGGGCCGATGGTTCTGTTGAGCTGATGTACGGCAAACTGGCGTTCCCGACTGGTCAGGGTCCACAGGTAATGACAGCAACCACCGAGCAGGGCGCTACGCTGATCATGTCTTACGCCTTCGACCACATCAAAGGCGTAACCACTGCTCGTTTCACCACTCTGTACGGTTGCTCTGTACTTGTTCCTGAATATACGGGCATCGTTATTGCCGGGCAGTAATTTTGGTGGGGCTTCGGCCCCATTTTTATTGGGAGAAGACAATGGCACGAACAATGCTCTATAAGCCTGGAAACATGATCACCTGTGGTCAGTTTGCTGTCGATTACATCATTGTTGATGACGAAGAAGTTAAATCTCACCTGAAAAAAGGCTGGGTAAAAACCCCTGAAGAAACCGCAACGAAGCAAAAAGTGGCTAAGGCGGAAGAAGATGGCGAAAACGAAGGGTGATCTCGTTCTTAAGGCTTTACGAAAAGCCGGGCTGTATTCCAATGCCACGTTGACAGATGCCGACCCTCAGGCAATAGAAGATGCCATTAATGACCTCGAAGACATGATGGCAGCATGGCAGGCGAAAGGTATCGAGCTTGGATATCAGTTTGCGGATACAGAAAACGGCATCATGCCGTTACCTGACGATGATTCAGGTATCCCTGCATGGGCAAATGATGGCGTCGCTTTGAAACTCGCTGTGCAAGTGTGCATGGATAACGTCATTCAGCCGTCAGACGCTCTCCTTACCGCTGCTGACAGTGCATATCAGACAATCTGTATCGCTTTAACCAAAATACCACCACTTGAGCGACGAAGTGACATGCCTCGCGGGGCGGGGTTAAAAAGCGCGTTTACGTGGAATCGGTTTTACATCGAGAAAGATGATCCGAGTACGTGAGGTGAATAAATGCCGATTCAGCAACTTCCGCTTATGAAAGGTGTCGGCAAAGACTTTCGAAACGCCGACTATATCGACTATCTGCCAGTGAATATGCTGGCTACGCCCAAAGAAATACTCAACAGCAGCGGATATCTTCGCTCATTCCCGGGCATTGCCAAACGTTCTGATGTGAATGGTGTATCGCGCGGTGTCGAGTACAACATGGCGCAGAATGCTGTTTATCGCGTTTGCGGTGGCAAGCTGTACAAAGGAGAAAGTGAAGTCGGTGACATTGACGGAAGTGGTCGTGTATCAATGGCGCATGGTCGGACATCACAGGCGATAGGCGTTAATGGTCAACTGGTCGAGTATCGCTATGATGGCACGGTTAAAACCGTCTCAAACTGGCCTACAGACAGCGGATTCACACAGTACGAGTTAGGTTCAGTTCGCGACATTACGCGCTTACGTGGGCGCTATGCGTGGTCAAAAGACGGAACTGATTCATGGTTTATCACTGACCTTGAAGACGAATCGCATCCTGACCGCTACAGCGCACAATATCGCGCAGAGTCTCAGCCTGACGGCATCATCGGCATCGGAACATGGCGAGATTTCATCGTCTGCTTTGGTTCATCGACGATTGAATATTTCTCCCTGACTGGTGCAACCACCGTTGGTGCCGCTTTGTATGTTGCACAACCATCGCTGATGGTGCAGAAAGGTATTGCCGGAACCTACTGTAAAACGCCGTTTGCTGATTCCTATGCGTTTATCAGCAATCCGGCAACGGGTGCGCCGTCTGTATACATCATCGGCTCCGGTCAGGTGTCACCAATCGCCAGCGCGAGCATTGAGAAAATACTACGCTCCTACACTGCTGATGAACTGGCTGATGGCGTGATGGAGTCTTTGCGGTTTGATGCTCATGAATTGCTGATTATCCATCTTGCGCGCCATGTCCTCGTATACGACGCATCTTCAAGCGCCAATGGTCCGCAATGGTGTGTACTGAAAACAGGCCTGTATGACGATGTGTACCGCGCTATCGACTTCATTTACGAAGGCAACCAAATAACGTGCGGCGATAAGCTTGAATCGATGACAGGGAAATTGCAGTTCGATATCAGCAGCCAGTACGACAAGCAGCAGGAACACCTGCTGTTTACTCCGTTGTTCAAAGCAGATAACGCCAGAGTTTTCGACCTTGAAGTTGAATCTTCAACTGGCGTTGCGCAGTACGCCGACCGCCTTTTTCTCTCTGCAACCACTGACGGCATCAATTACGGACGTGAGCAGATGATTGAGCAGAATGAACCGTTCGTTTACGACAAACGTGTTTTGTGGAAGCGAGTAGGGCGCATCAGGAAAAATGTCGGCTTCAAATTGCGCGTTATCACGAAGTCACCTGTCACTCTGTCTGGCTGCCAGATAAGGATTGAGTAATGGCGGATTCTAATCTCAATGAGCCGGTAATCATCCAGGCGACGCGGCTCGATACATCAATCCTTCCACGCAATATATTCAGCCAGTCTTACCTGCTGTATGTCATAAATCAGGGTGCTGATGTTGGCGCAATTGCCGGGAAGGCAAATCAGGCTGGTCAGGGCGCTTACGATGCTCAGGTAAAAAACGATGAACAGGACGTCGAACTGGCTGATCACGACGCAAGAATCACCGCAAACACAAAAGCGATAAATCTACTTGAGGTCAGGTTAACAACTGCCGAAGGGAAGATAGTCGTACTGCGTAGCGATGTTGATTACTTGCTGGATGAGGTTATCGATATTCAGGCGCATCTGGTCACTGTTGACCAAAGACTGGATGACGTAGAAAACGATGTCTCTGGCATTAAGAGTGATTACGTATCGAAAACCGTAACAGAATCGCAGTCTCTTGCGTCACCGCTGGATGTAAAAACATCATATTCAGTTGATGGAATTCAGGTCGTTGGAGCAAGAAATACAGGATGGACGGCGGCCACAGGCACACCACTTCTTGGCTCATTCAACGCTAACCAGTCATACACGGTCGGCACTACGTACACACAATCCGAAGTCGCAGCTATCGCTACAGGTTTGGAGCAGGCGCGGCAGCGTATTCTGGCGCTTGAAACAGCACTTAGATTACATGGGCTGATTGACTGATGATTACATTCAAACCAACGCGAAACATCGACCTGATCGAAGCAGTCGGAAATCACCCTGACATTATCGCCGGGAGCAACAACGGTGATGGATACGACTACAAACCTGATTGCCGTTACTTTGAGGTGAACGTGCACGGGCAGTTCGGCGGCATTGTTTACTATCAGGAGATTCAGCCGCTGACATTCGATTGCCACGCCATGTACCTGCCAGAGATTCGCGGCTTCAGCAAGGAAATCGGGCTGGCGTTCTGGCGATACATTCTGACTAACACCACCGTTCAGTGCGTCACATCGTTCGCCGCACGCAAATTCCGCCACGGGCAGATTTACTGCGCAATGATTGGCCTTAAGCGTGTCGGAACCATCAAGAAATACTTTAAAGGCGTGGATGACGTGACTTTTTACAGCGCCACACGCGAAGAACTAATCGACTTCCTGAATCACGGGAGATAGCCATGTTATATGCATTTAAGCTGGGCAGAAAACTGCGCGGCGAGGAACCTTATTGCCCTGAAAAAGGCGGGAAAGGTGGCAGCTCTGATAAAAGCGCAAAGTATGCAGCAGAAGCCCAGAAGTATGCCGCAGACCTGCAAAATCAGCAGTTCAACACCATCATGAACAACCTGAAGCCGTTTACTCCTCTGGCTGATAAGTATCTCGGCAGCCTCGAGAACTTATCGTCTCTGGAGGGGCAAGGTCAGGCGCTAAACCAGTATTACAACTCTCAGCAGTATAAAGACCTTGCAGGTCAGGCTCGCTATCAGAGTCTGGCGGCAGCGGAAGCAACAGGTGGATTGGGTTCCACCGCAACCAGTAATCAGTTAGCAACAATCGCACCAACGCTTGGGCAGCAATGGCTATCTGGTCAGATGAACAACTACCAGAATCTGGCAAATATTGGTCTTGGCGCGCTTCAGGGGCAGGCAAATGCCGGGCAAACATATGCTAACAACATGAGTCAGATTTCACAGCAAAGCGCGGCTCTTGCAGCGGCAAACGCCAACAGACCATCAGCAATGCAATCTGCTATTGGCGGAGGTGCGTCTGGTGCCATTGCTGGGGCTGGACTTGCGAAATTAATTGGTTCATCAACTCCGTGGGGGGCTGCGATCGGCGGCGGTCTTGGTCTGCTTGGCTCGTTGTTTTAAGGGGTAATCAATGGCTACGTGGCAACAGGGTATTAATTCTGGTGGTTTTCTGGCTGGCATCGGTACGCAAAATGAGAATGCGCCAAAGGCAAGCGACATTAACGCAACGCTTGGTCTGATCCGCGAAAACAATGAACTGGCTCGCTCAGGTGCAAATAACGTTGGCCTGACCGCGTTACGTGGTCTGGCTGGAGTTGCTGATATTTACAATCAGGAACAGCAACAGAAAGCTATTAGTGCGTTCAATAAGGTTCACGCTGATGCATGGGCTTCTGGTGATCCATCGGGACTATTTAAGTTTGCCCAGGAAAATCCAGCGTTTGTTGCACAGGCACAACAGGCGTTTTCCGGTCTTAATGATCAGCAACGCAACGATATGGGCGATTTAGCCATGAGGGCTAACGTCGCTCTTTCTCAGGGACCGGAAGCCTACAGTAAATTCATTACTGACAACAAGGACAGGTTAAATCGCGTGGGGGCGAATGCTGACTGGATGATTCAGACAGGTATTCAGAATCCAGAGCAGCTATCACACATGCTGACTACTATGACGCTAGGGGCTGTTGGTCCGGATAAAATGCTGGATTATCAGGATAAGATGGTTGGTCGTGAGATTGACAGAGGCAGACTGGCAGAGACAATCCGCAGCAATCAGGCTGGCGAGGCACTTCAGGCGAGAGGGCAAAACCTTTCCTATCAGTCAGCAATGACTGGACACGGACTTGCAGCAGAAAGACTGGCACTTGATAAGCAGAAATTCGGTTTTGAAGTACAACAGGCACAAAAGAAGGCCGATGAACTTATTAATGCTGCGCCAAAACTATCCGTGAACATGGAAAAGGCTATAGAAAAATCAGCAGGTGATGCGGCAGCTAGTCGTAATGCTGCCGATTCAATGACAACGCTTGCTGACACGCTGGAGAAGGAGAAGCCAACTCCTGGTTTGTTCGGTAACGCTGAAAATATGTTCGCTAAGCTTACGGGGCAAGATAACTACCTCCGAGATATGCGGATTAGATTCAACCAACTAGCCAATGCGCAGGCAACCAAGCTTCTCCCTCCCGGCCCTGCATCAGATAAGGATATTGAGTTTGCAAGGAAAGGCATTCCAAGCGAAACGGATAATCCAATGGTCATGGCTCGATGGTTAAGGGGTATGGCAAAAATGGAAAGTAATAACGCGAAGTTCAACGAGTTTAGGTCAGAGTGGATGAGTGCAAACGGCAGCCCAGGACAATCTGATCGCAACCGAAACATCATGGGGATGGATGTTAAGAAGGGTGAATCATTGAACTCTGCGGCAAAACGTTTTCTTTCCTCAAGTTATGGCGATAGCCAACCTCAACAGCAATTGTCCGATGACGAATTAATTAGCAAATATCTCGGAGGGCAGTAATGGCCTATAGTCGTGAACAATTGATGACGGCGTTAAGGAATGCTGATGCTGCAGGTGATACTGATGGCGCGCGCCGCATTGCTAGGATGCTGTCTTCCAGTAATCCACCAACTCAGAATCAAGAGCAGCCTTTAGAACAGCAAGATGGATTTATGTCTGACCTTGGCGAGGCAGTAAAAGAGACTGGTCGCGGACTGGTGCAGGCTGGCGTAAACGTGGCAAACATACCGGCATCAGTTGCCGATGCTGTAACAAGCGCGGCAGCATGGGCTGGCGGTAAACTCGGTATTGGTGATGGAACATATCAACCAGCGCCACGAGTAACAACTCAGGGATTAGAGCAGGCGTTTGGACTTCAGCAAGGTGCTCTGACTCCACAAACGACAGAAGGTAGGGTGTTTGCGGAGGCATTGCCTTACCTGGCTACTGTTGGCGTTGGCGGTGCTTCAACTCAGGCGCCAACACTTGCTGGTCGAATTACTCAAGGCGCAGCCCGTCTTCTGGCAGAAAACGCAGTCGGATCGCTCGCCGCAAACAGTGAGAAAAATGATGCGGGAAAACTGGCAACAGATATAGGTGTTGGCATGCTAACAGGTGGTGCTGTTAATACTGTTGCAAAAGGGCTTGAGCGTGGAATAACTGCCTTTAAAGGTGATATTGCACCAGAAGTGGCGAAGAAAATTGCCACATCAGAATCGATGGGCGTGACACCAATGACATCTGATGTAATCCCGCCGAAAAATGCTTTCACTCGTGGCCTTACTCAGGATGCTGAGGGGGCTTTGCTCGGGACGGGATCAAAGCGAGCAGAGCAGTATGCAAAAAGAAGTCAGCTAGTTAAAAAACAGCTTGAGAAATATGGTGAATATAGCCCATCAGTTGTTGTTGACGATCTGTATGGTTCTCTGAAGTCAAGGAAGGATTCGGCCGGAAGAGTTATTGAAGACATTACAACCAAAATGGGAGACACACCTGTTGACACATCAAAATCTATTAAGGTTATCGACAACGTACTTACCAGAGCTAACAGGCTTGGGAAAGTGGCAAATAAGGATTTGATTCGCGGGTTATCCGATTTGCGAGAAGAACTTGCTAAACCAGATATAGATTTTGGTCTATTGAGAGAGTTGCGGTCAGCCTTGAGGGAAAGTATTCAGGGGGATGCCATGGTTTTTCCTAATAGCGCGAAAGCCGCAACTGATGCCGTGGAGAGGGCAATGGGGGCAGATTTGAGGAATAACGCAGCGCGGTATTTGGGGGCTGGAGAGGCCGCCAGATACGTCAAAGCAAACTCTGATTACTCCAACGTCTTCAATAAGGTTCTCAATAAAAGGATTGCGAATAATCTCAACAAAGCTAAAAAAGAGTTTACTCCAGAGATAATAAACAGCGTTGTATTCAGCAGAAAACCATCAGATATTAAGAGGATATGGCCTGCTCTTAGTGAAGATGGAAAGAACGCTATGCGTGCTGCTTATATCAGCAAGATTGCAGAAAAAGCAGGAGACTCGCCAACAAAATTTCTTACCGAGTTAAATAAGTTGAAGTCGCAATCTGACGGTCAGATCTATAACACTATATTCAGTGGGAGACACATGAAAGAGCTTGATGCTCTTCATGAAGTTCTACAGCAAACAGCAAGGTCGGACGCCGCAAATGTAGTAACACAGACAGGACAATCGCAAGCTAACAGGATTAGAACGATTGGCGCAACTGCAACCCTTGGTGTATCACTGGGACTTGAGGCTGGTTTCGGTGCAATCATGCGCTTGTATGAGTCCAAAGCAGCAAGGAATGCTCTCTTACGTCTGGCAAACACCAAAGCAGGAACGCCAGCCTATGAAAGAGCATTAAGTAACGCTGCAAATGCCATCAGACCGCTGCTTGCCACTGAGGCAACACAGAAGTGACTAAATGCCATGGACGGCATATATTAGTTTTTTTCCCTTGATATGTATTCATTAATCTTTACAAAGCACCAATGAAAAGCAAATAAAAAAACACCTGCGATGTAAAAGCAAATGACGATGACCCATGCCTTTGTTTTTGAAGGGTAAAAAATATCTATGATATACCCTATTCCCACTGGTGTTGCTGCAATAGCTGCTAATAATATGATCCAAATAGTTTTTCTTGCAGCATTAAAACGCAATAGCCAAGAAAAAACTTTATATATCCCGTATACCAAGACCACCAAGGTACAGACAACCAGGGAAATATAACCGATTTGGGGATATAACTTAGCAACTATTAAGCTCAGTAATATTATGATGATTGTTTGACCATTCACGCCAACCTCCCACTAAGGTAACAATATGACCATAGAAGAACGTCTGAACAACATTGAGTTGAACCAAACCCTGCTTGACCAGCGACTTTCAGATCTTGAGCTTAAAGATCTGGATGCGCAAATATCAGAAGTAGAAGAAAAGCTCTCCAGCTTAAACCACCGTAAAAAGCAAATCCGCAATAGAATTACTCAGGGGCGCGGAACCTGTTGATGTAGGGCCATAATCCTATCATTAACATTTTCTTTTTACTTTTCCAACAAAAGCTTTGGTTGAATCCATATTTCCATAACCGGAAATGGTTTTTGACATTAAAACTGTTCCAGTAGGATGTATTACCCATGAGTCGATAACGCGTTGAGTTTCGCCATTCGCGCCGATTCCTATGATGGAGTTTTTAGACAATGCTTTGTAAGCCATGCCGCCCGCATCTGTCCCAGAATATGTGATGCTGGCATCTTCACCGCTTGTCTTAATGATGAATGTTCCACTAAAACCATCTTCTTCCGGATGGAAATTATTTCGTTCTGAATAGCTTATTCCGCGCATATCTCCAACGACCCAGCACTCTGCTGTAGCCCCAAAAGATATGAATAAGAACATAGCAGCAAGAAATCGCTTCACACCAACCTCCTTAGTTTTGCGCAGGATACCAGATGAAATGGTCTTCAAAACTGGATGTCTTCAGCATCATCGCCAAAAACATTTTTATATGCATCTTGCCTTAAGCTCCTGAGAGCTTGATACATTTGCGAATGAGAACTGATGCTATCTAGTAAGTAGAAAATTGCTTTGACTAGCTCATTCTCCCACCGCTCAAACTCTTCTTTGTTTGATGGCCTGTTCCCGGAGAGGTTTGAGTAAATCTTCATAATCCTGGAGTTATCAACCTCAGCAGGCACCGGAGACTTCAATGCATCATCAATGATAAACACTAGTTCTGTATTCATTGATCTGCCGTTTTCCTTTGCTCTTAAGGCTATAGCATCCCGCATTCCTGCCGGAAGCCTGATATTGAACCTATCCATTTCATGACTAGGGAACTTGCTCATATGACCTCAACGTAAAGATGTTCGCTAAACAATAGCACCAACTTGACATCAAAATAAATGGTGTTAAATTGGTTCTAGAACCAAGTTGGCATCATTGTGGGAGGATTACTTATGAAAGATGTGCTTTACACAGGTCGTAAAAGTCAAAGTTTCCAGCTTCGTTTGCCAGCGCGAATGAAGGAGGAGATTAGACGTGTTGCTGAAATGGATGGAATTTCTATCAACTCTGCGATTGTGCAGCGACTGGCTAAAAGCCTGAGAGAGGAAAGAGCTAATGCCCAGTAAAAATAGTGAAGCCCGGCAGTGCGTGAACACAAACCGGGCCTCTATGTCAGTAACCGTATGCAAGGAAACTAACATGAATATTGTAGCAAAATCAGATTACAACTTCCACGGAGTTGAGTTGGTGCCCACCCGTGATATGCATGGTGTTTGGTTTACATCATCTAATATTGCATCTGCACTTAAATACGCAAATAGTCGTGCAGTAACAATGATTTATAACAAGTATAGCGATGAGTTTAGCGCCGGAATGACTCAGGTACTCGAAGTGAGTACCTCAGGAAATTATCGCAAAAAAGTGCGAGTTTTCTCACTACGCGGTGCCCACCTAATCGCGATGTTTGCTCGCACTCCGGTAGCCAAAGAGTTCCGCCGTTGGGTGCTGGATATTTTGGATCGGCAGGCACAATGCTCACCGATTGCAAAACAGTTTACTGACGAAGAACTGGTTAATCTCTGCTACTTACAATTGTGGATGGAGAAGAGTCAACAAATGTGCAAACACATCTACCCAGGAATGAAGCAAATTGGTTCTGAGCTTTCAGGAAGGATTTACGATATTGCATATGAGACTCGCTACATGTCAGAAGAAACCAAGAAATCACTTCTTCGTGAAATGAAGAATCTTGATACCAACAATTTTGTCGTAAAGAACGCTCAGCCAATGCTGGCAAAACTGCGCGGCGAGGAATGGATTCATTGATTGGTGCGCCGGACGGCGCAAAAAGAAAACCGCCAGTGTGCTGCTGGCGGCCTATGTCACACCCTTACTACCACATAAGGAATGCCTAATGACTTTTAAGAATGTAGCAAACATCGGATCCGTTGTCACGGATAAAACCATTGATAGCCAGTACCTGTTAGAGATGGTCAATCATGCTCGTAGACAGTGCGGGGAAAAAGAAGTCCGCAATAACGACTTTATTGCACGCATTAAGGATGAACTTGAAGGTGAGCACTACGAAATTTTCGTAGTTCAAAAATCAAACAAGACAACTTCTGAAAAAGTTGTTATGTCAATTAAGCAAGCCCTTCGAGTGGCTGCTCGTGAATCTAAAGCTGTTCGCCGCTCACTTGTAGACCAACTTGAAAGTATGCAAGAAGCGCACATTAAAAGCGGTAAATCGTCTAGTGGACTTGTTGAGTATCGCCAGGCGCGAACATTGAAAATGACGGTTGAAGCTGTTACCAATCTGTTCGATTTGATGCCAAATCTTGCGCCGGAAGCAAAGCAGACTGCGGCAGCAAGCATAATCAACCCGATCGTTGGTTTTAATGCAATACCTCTTCCAGCAATAGAAGAGCATTACTACTCAGCAGGGGAGGTTGCAGAGCAGCTTGGAGTAACGGCCAACAAGATTGGTCGCATTGCTAACGCAAACAACCTCAAAACTGAGCAGTACGGTAAGTTCTTCCTGGATAAATCTGCGCATTCCAGCAAACAGGTGGAAGCATTCCGCTACAATGCGGAAGGTGTTAAAGCACTACAACACCTGATTCATGGGAGTAATGTTGCATAATGGCAAAGAAAAAATATGGCATTATGCCGCCAAGAATCAAAGGAAGAGCCAGGGTAAAAGGCGATGCTGGAAGGTATCACATTCTTGGAGTTCTGTGGCATGAGAGAGCTTTAATTTTAAGTAGACCTCATGGGTACATTGAAAAGGTATCTATAGATAGAGTAGAGATTCTTCCCCTTACACCTGAAGAAGAAGAAACGTACGGACTTTTTGATAACTAACCAACTAAACCCGCTTAATCGCGGGTTTTTTCTTTTCTAAGGATATCAGCCGCAACTTCTTTTACTCGTTCCGAGATTAATGAGGCCAGCCTCTCTTCTTCATCACGATACCCGCTTACAGGTGATGGTTTGGAGAGTGATTCTTCCATCGTAGCCACAATTTCGGAATTGATAGACCTGTTATTCATTTTTGCACGCTGCTTAATCTTAGCGTGCAACTCGTGCGTAAGCCTCAAGTGGAACTGCGCCTCATCGTATTTGCTGTACATCATCAATGCCTCACCAAATGGGTGGAATGGCATCGTAAAACCTACTGTACAAATCAACAATCGTACCGTTTCGGTATGCAACAAATACCAACCGTAGCCATGCTGCGGCGATTCCTTGTATCTGGAGCAAATTAAATGACAGACATTACAGCCAATGTGATCGTATCGATGCCTTCGCAACTCTTCACTATGGCGCGTTCTTTTAAAGCCGTAGCCAATGGCAAAATTTATATCGGTAAAATTGACACTGACCCGGTAAATCCTGAAAACCAGATTCAGGTTTATGTGGAGAACGAAGACGGCTCTCACGTTCCTGTTTCGCAACCAATCATCATTAACGCTGCTGGATACCCGGTATATAACGGGCAGATTGCAAAGTTCGTAACTGTGCAAGGCCATTCTATGGCTGTTTATGACGCATATGGTGCACAGCAGTTCTATTTTCCTAATGTGTTGAAGTATGAGCCGGATCAATTAAGGTTGGAGCTTGAATCATCTGGTGGAGCAGGATTGATAGGTGGTGTTTCGAAGCCTATTACTTTTTTTGGTGCTATTGGTGATGGATTAACAAACAATACGCAGGCATTTAACGATGCAGAGATATCGGAATTCAATGACATATACATTCCTGATGGTATTTATAATGTAAATAATATTAACTTAAATAAGAGATATTGGGGGCCTGGCATAGTAGTGATTAATTACCAGACTAAATATTCTGGCTCTGGTGTTAACGACATGACCGTGTCAGGAATATACAATGGACAGCAAGATCTAAATGCAATTGTAAGAATAAAAGAAGCTTCAAATCCTGATAAGCTTGAATTCAGTACAGATAATGGAGTTACATGGCGTGACACGATAGACGTGTACAACCCAATCGATGACAGTGTATCTCAGCAACCAATCGTAATACTTGCAGGTGGGGTGGATTTTTTCGTAAGTGGATTGAAGATAAACTTTTCTTCAACCACTGGACATACAGTAAATGACTCATGGTCATTTTTCATTCCTTCCAATCCATCAGTAATAAACACAGGAAGTGGCAGCATCGTTAAATCAGGAAGCGTTATTTTTAATGTTAGCGGAAACAATGATACTAATACTTCCGCTGGAAAAGACTCATTAGGCGGTGGAAACGTAGGAGCTAACAATACCGCATATGGGTGGAAGAGTTTGCACTCAAACACTACAGGATACGCAAATACCGCGTCTGGGATTCAGTCTATGGAAAACAATAAGACTGGTAAAAACAATTGTGCATACGGTGCTGATTCTCTAAGAGCTAACGTATCTGGTTCTGATAACGTAGCGGTTGGGGTTTTTGCGTTATGTGCAAACACAACAGGCTACGGTAATACTGGTATTGGTAATGATACTAACAGGTATAACAAAACAGGATTTGGGAATACTGCGGCAGGTGTGCAGGCCTTGTATCACAACAGTGCTGGTAATGAGAACACCGCTTTTGGTGAATATGCGTTACGTGGCGGTAATTCCAGTTTTCCTACGGGGGTGTCTATCCAGTATTGTGTTGCGGTAGGGGCTAAGTCGGGTTTCAACGCGTTAGGTAATAATAATACAGCTATAGGTTACGAGGCGCTATATTCTGCATCAGGATCTGATAATGTTGGTATTGGATTCGATGCAGGGTTTAAAGTAACGGCTGGATCTTTCAATGTATTTTTAGGTTCTAATTCTGGTAACGTGTCAGAGCAGGCTACAGATGTGACAAACTGCGTCCTTCTCGGAGATAATACAAAATCAACCGGAAGTAACGCAGTAGCTATCGGTAGTGGGGTAATTGCCGCTCAGAATACTGTAGCTATAGGTAATAGTGAGCATGAATTATTCTTTCATTATGGGAAAATTACACCACAAATTGATAATGCTTTTGATATTGGTGGGCCGGATGCGAGATATAAAACAATATATGCAACTACAGGAATGATAAATACATCAAATGAAATGTTGAAAACAAAACTAACAGACATTGATGTTGCTGAAAAAAAAGCTGCACTAGAAATAAAAGATAATATTAAAAAGTTTAAGATGCTGGATTCTGTTGAGGTAAAGGGATTTGATGGTGCTAGGTGGCATTTTGGTGTTGGAGCTCAAACTGTTGGTAATATAATGAGGAAGCACGGACTTGATCCTAGTAAGTATGGGTTTTGGTGTCACGATAAAACGCATCGCGAACACATGACTGGAAATATAGATATCTTTTGTGAAAGTTATGGTATAAGATATGACGAACTTGCAATGTTTATATTGGCATCAATATCTTTATGTGAATAAACTTTGTAAATGAAGTGAATTGCAAATCCTTGTACTTGATTGCAAGGCTTTGTGCTCTTCGATAATGGTTAAGGTGGATCACTCCACCTTTTCATCAAGCCAGTCCGTCCACCATTGCATCATTTCTCTGCGCTTATCGAGATACTGAGCATGGTTGTAAATCCCGCGCACAGATCCGCCGTTGGCATGTGCCAGTTGCACTTCAATAGCATCAGCAGGCCATTCGTGCTCGTTCATAATCGTGCTGAATTCATGCCTGAATCCGTGACCGCTTTCCAGACCCTCATAGCCGATTTGTTTGATCACAAGTAGCACCGCGTTCTCGCAGATTGGCTTCTTCTTATCGTTGCGCCCGGCAAAAACAAACTCTGATACTGGTTTAGTGATGGAGCTTAGCGTAGTGAGAAGTTCAACCACCTGGTCTGACATAGGAACAACATGAATCTTGCGGCCCTTCATCACACTGGCGTCGATAGTGATAATCCTGTTTTCAAAATCGACGTTCTTCCATTGCATGGAGCGAAGCTCTTTCGTTCTTAGGGCTGTGTAGCGTAAAACTTTGGTCGCAATGAGCGATATGATGCTTCCTGAAAATGTTGCCAGTGCTTTGTTGAATGCAGGGATCTGGTCTGCTGGGAGAAACGGGAAGTTCTTCTTGCGGTATCCCTTCATGGCGTCAGCAAGGTCAGGTGCCGGGTTATATTTAGCCCTACCAGTGACAATAGCGTAACGGAAAACCTCGCCGCATCTTCTGCGGGCTTTGTTGGCTCGCTCCATTGCACCGCGATCTTCAAATCTGCGGATTACTTCCAGCAGTTGCATCGGCTCAATATCCTGAATTTCAAGGCCGCCGATGATAGGTAAAATGTCGTCATCAAACATTTTTGCAAGTTCAGTTGCATAGCCTACTGACCAGACTTGCTTCTTGTGCTCGTACCATTCCTTGTAAATCGCACTAAAGGAATTGTTGTTAGACGAAGCCTTTTTCGCTTTTACCGGATCGATGCCAACCGAGATGTCTTTCCTCGCGGTCCATGCTTTATCTCTTGCCTCCTGCAAAGTCATTAGCGGATATTTTCCTACGGTCAGGATTTTCTCCTTACCGTCAATCTTGTAGCGAAGCTGCCATACCTTTTTCCCTGACACAGGGACATAAAGGTACAGGCCATTACTATCGAGTAGGCGGTATGGTTTTTCTTTCGGCTTTGCTGCTTCAATCTGCTTAACGGTGAGCAT